GGTCTGTTCGATATTGAAGACCGTAAAATACTTCGGCTTCGCAACCTTCTTCTTTTTCTTAAGATCTTCAACGAAGACCACACGGCAGAGACGATATCCATGCTCACCTTTTTTGACGACCTTACCGATGCTAATCGCTTGGCGATAGGTCAGGAAATAGGGAGACTCAAACTCTTCGCTCGCGGCGAAGAGGATATCGGCGTTATTGCCGCTGTATTCTTGCTTGGTAATAAAGTTCAACATTTCAGTTCCTTTTTCATCATTCATCATACAACCATTATACGTTATAAAAACAAATAAGTCAAGCATTATTTTTTTATAGCAAAATCAGTAGGTTAGCAGGGTGGGGGTTGGAGGTATCACTCATCATACAACCATTATACACCCTTTTTGTTAAAATAGCAAGAACTAAAAAAGTGAGTGTTTTCAATGAGTTAGCTAAGTCATTGATTTTATTAGAGAATTTAGTGCTTGCTTTATTTGTTATTATAGTCTATAATGGTTGTATGATGAGGAGAGAAACTGATGCTTCGTGATGACCTAATTAAATCGATTAAGAAATCCAAGGGACCGATTTATGTGGCTGTTAATAGTCGGCATGATACGTTCTACATACAGGCTGTTAAGTCAGACCTACTGATGAGTTTTGGCTCCCTGGTTGAAAACGAAGAGACCTATATGGCTCTTGAATACCGCAACGATAATTATTATTTTGATCGTGATAACAGCATTTGAGGATTAAGTAAATGATGATTAGAGCTTTGAAAGAAACCATTAACGATCTGAACGAAGAGATGATTTCTCTTTGTGAGATCCGTGGTGAGTTGTCTGATGATGACAATTCTCGTGTAGAAAATCGTATCAATGAAATTAAGAAGGCATTAACATATGAAGCACGAAGATAAAATTAAAATCTCAAGAGAGATTATTGATATCCTGTTTGATCTACCAGAACAGTTTGCGAAGGGATATCTAATTTCTATGATGGCTCAGGCTCCTGACAAGTTCCTGCAGCAACACCATAGCCATGTCACATCTTATTACGTCGACCAAATTTAGGAGTTACCATGACGAAGATTTATGAAAGTCCTGATAAGGGCAAGACTGTATATGAACGCGAGTTCGGTGAGGAGAAAAGAACCTTAACCAATTTCATGTATGGCGAAGAGATTGGCTATTCGTTTACTGCCAATGCTCATTTCCAAAGCTGCCCACCAGCCTTCTCTATTATGAGTGCTGCTCAGCAGGAAGACTATCTTAAGACCAAGACTCCGGAAGAGCAGCAGAAGATTTATGCATCGACCACCACGCTAAACCTGCCTGGACCGATGTATATGTTTGGGAAGCTAGAGGACGAATAGGTTACTTGGGCGCGAACTTTTCTGCGCCACTCATACCTAGACCAGTGATAATTACATACATCACTGCGTGAACGATCTCTGGATCTGCCTTCGTGCCCATCACGATTGAAGTGATGAATGCACCACATAGAGCCAATGCAAACAGTACCGTGATCCACCGCTTTGACGAGGGTGATCCGGTGCTGTCTTGCATTATTTGCTTAAAGTACCCCATTGATATCTCCTAGTAAACCTCTTTTATATTTATAAATAGAAGAGCTTGGAGAGGACATGGTTATGGACGCTGGTGCCATTTTTAAACTTATAGGAGAAGTCGGGTTCCCCATCGTCGCCGCATTGGTAGCTATGGTGTTTGTTTATTTTGTCGTCAACTATATCCTTGAAAGTGTCGTAAAAGCTATCAAGGGCATGCAGGGTATCATTATGGGTCTTGAGAATAGAATTAAGACCATGAACCACGATATCATCAGAGTAGACGCTGTTGTCAGTTCTGCTCTTGGACTTAGACCCGACCTTGACCGCATTGCCAGAGCTGATGGCAAGAACGATGCGAGGAAAGATTAATGGATCCTGATTTAATTGTAAATGCTATTAAGCAGTATGGGTTTCCTATCGTATCTTCAGTGGGCATGGGATACTTTGTATATTTCATTTATAGTTTCGTTACAACAAAATTAATGCCTATCATCGGTGAGACTAACGTTATTCTAATAGGATTGATTGATCGTATTAGAATGCTTGACAATGACATGATCAGGCTTCAACAGAAAATCAGCGTAGTATTGCAGTTGAAGGAGGATCATTCTGATGTACATAAAAATAAAAATTGAGATAGTTAAGATTTTGCTTTGCGACTTCGAACTGTCATCTGAAAATAAAAAGAAAGAAGTTACACCAGAACCAGATCCAGTTGTAGACTCAAAGGAAATTAAAAAATGAAGATTATTCTATCCTCATCAATTATTCTATTCGCATCATTAATCCTTCTTGCATTCTTTTCGATTGCTTATGCTAATGATATTAACACCAAGTGCCCACAGTTTGTAGCTTTCGGTGCACCAGTTGAACATGTTGCCGCTGGCCAACATATCTGCAAAAAGAACTATGCTATTCGTTATCGCTTTGATACTAAGACAGCTGAATATGTTGTAGAGCATCCCACTAAGGCTGCTATCACTGGTGCGTCAAAGCGCAAGGATGACTTCCGCCCTGATCCAGATATCGCAAAACCAAATCAGTCTCAGTTAGCTGATTATGCTACTGCTGGTAATATCTATGATCGTGGGCATCTAGTTCCTGCTGGTAATAACACTCAGTCAGATGTTATTATGTCAGAATCATTCTTTCTATCGAATATGATCCCTCAGATTGCTAATAACAATCGTGGTATTTGGAAACAGGTAGAAACTTATGTAAGAACAATAGCAGCTGACAACAATTCTATCTATGTTGTTTCTGGCACCATCTATGATGCTGGCTATACTACTATTGGTCCAAACAAGGTCGGTGTGCCAACAAGAGTCTTTAAAGTTATTATTGATAAGAAAAACAATAGAGCAGTGGGCTTTATCTTCCCAAACAAGGCTCTACCTGTTGCTGATCTTCCCAAGTATAAAGTGACAGTTGCTACTGTAGAAAAGGAGAGCGGCATTAATTTTATGCCAACTCTCCCATCTAATCTATCTGGTATTAAGACTATAGAACCGACTCTTTGGGATATACGTTAATATCCTACTTAGATTGTGCCCTATAAACTCCATCCCAATCTTTACCGGGAGGATTCTTAATGAAATACTCGCAACGCTTTAGCATCATTGCATAATAGTCTGCCATGTTACCCGTGAAGGAAGAGCGCAAGGTTTCGATACTTCTTGCACAGCTATCAAATCTCTTAGCTCTATAATCAGATAAGAACTGAGCATGTTTTGCTTTAGCCTTTTTATATTCAGATAGTTTAGAATTATATCCAAGGCAGGTATAAATCCTAACACCTTCTTTCTTGCCCTTAACAGCAATCGTATCTAGTTCTAGAATAAAGAACTCATCATCAATACCCTGTACAGTGTTATGACCAAGAACAATTCTTACACCATATTCTTTAGACTGACCTTCTAACCGAGAGGCAAGATTTACGGAGTCCCCCAAACATGTGTAATCAAAGCGTTGACTGCTGCCCATATTACCAACAACCACGTCCCCAGTATTGATACCAAGACCCATGCCGAAAGCAGGTACTCCCATAGCAGCGATATCGTAATTAAACTGATCCAAGTCTTCAAGCATTTGAAGTGATGTTTTAAGTGCATTTCTTCTATGTTCCTTATCATCTAATGGTGCGTTCCAAAATGCCATTTGAGCATCACCAATATACTTGTCTAGTGTACCAGCGTTCTTTAAAATCTTATCAGTCATCACAGTCATATACTTGTTCATAATCTGCGTAAGACCCTGAACATCTTTACCATAATGCTCGCTGATAGCAGTGAAGCCTCTAACGTCAGTAAACATAATTGATAGCTCACGTGTTTCGCCACCAAGCTTTAATAGCTCTGGGTTCTTCTGTAGTTTCTCAACAAGAGCAGGTGATAGATATGTGCCGAACTGCTTCTTGATCTGTAGTTTTTGCATTAGCTCAGAGATAAACTTAACAGTATAGATGTGTAGATAGATAAGCAATATTGCAAATACGTTGAAGCTTACATCAAATAAGATCTTATTGTGTTCAAACAGATACCTTGGTAGATACAAATAACCTGCGATCAAAACTATTATATAAATAATCGAGAACCGTAAACTTGATAATAGGATGATAGCCAGTGTTAGGAGAATTAAAGCAGCATAATCCGCAGCTTGCGTCCATTGTGGAATCGCTACGGAATCCCCCTGTAGAAGCGTATGAAGAAGATTGGCTTGCACAGCATGGGGAAATTGTGCACCAACAGGTGTTGCAACAGGGTTCGTCACACCTGCCGCTGTTACTCCTAGCAGGACTATCTTGCCTGTTAGGTCTGTGGGCATATCGGCAATTGAAAACTCGGAGAACCGATAGTTCCAATTTACGAACACTCTAGAATATTCATCAGTCTTAATGACTGGGAATGATGGAATGCGAACAGCTTCAACACCAGTCTGATTAATTTTAGCCTGATAAGATTCCTGTCCTGCGAATGCTCTTAGAATTTCTAATGAGAATGATGGATAGTATTCACCCTTAGACATAGCAAGCATTGGTACTCTGCGCACAACACCATCAGTTTCAGGTAGTGTTGATGTGATACCAGTACCAATTGCCAGTGTCTGTATATCATATATATTATCTAATACACAGGGATACTCTGGTAGATATTCAGTAGCCTTGCCATCACCGATAACAGCAACACCTGTACGTTTTGTATTTGTATTATTACGAGCACAGTTGCCTACTGTTTGTGATAGAATAACAGGATAGCTCGTCATCGCATTTTGAAGTGCTGAGTCGCCACCCATTCTATCAGGCTCTAGGAATAAAACTGTATTCCCAAGAAGAGTAGCGTGTCTATCTTTTAAATCTTTGATGATGTCAGCATACACGGTACGAGGGAATGGAAATTGCCCATACTTCTGAATTGCTTTTTCATCGATGTTTGCTAGCACGATTTCATTAGCGGCAATAGGTTTGCCGAGCATAAGATAATCGTAAAACTTAAGACGACCCATATCTACAAGATAGGGATTAGATACCTTAATGAATACTAGTAAAGCAAAGGTTAGAAGTGCCAACCATGGTGACAGGAATATCTTCTTAAGAATCTTTTTCATGCATATCTCTCTTACTGCAACAGTTCATTATACTACACTTTATCGAAAAAGTCAAGTTAATTAGACTGTTTTAAATTTATATTTGTACCACCTTCATTGACCTGTACCGAGTATTCTTTACCACCAGCATTGATATTTAAGACCTTACCTTTATCCTTTTCTACATTAACTACTACAGTAGTTCCAACAGACCGAGTAAACTGGACTTTATCACCTGCTATAATTGTATATATCTGTGTTGTTGGATCATATCCAAATCCTGTACCATTTACTGTAACACCATCTTTACTAGAACTGCCACCCATAGATGACGCTAGATAATCCTCAAGGAAATTAGCATTAAGAGGATCAACATCTAAAGAGGATAGCTGCAAGTCATCTTTTTCTAACTCAGTATTCTTTAGATAATCTATATCAAGTTCAGATAAATCTAGGATGTTTGCTTTAGAATTAGTAGTTTCCCCTAGATCAGCAATTTCATTTGCCGGAGATATGATTAACATATTATCAATTTGATCTAAAGTTAAATTTAAAATAGCGGGTTTAGATGGAGCATTGTCAAAGGTTCTTACCATAGTAGCCTGAAATGCTTTAGTGAGAGTCACGCTCCCGCCAGCATTGCTTACTGTAATCTCTCCTACAGTACCATCTTCTTCTGGTAATAGAATAACAAGACTTTTACCAAAGTCATCTACTGTAGTCGCAAAATCTGTACCGCGAACAGCGATAGTAGCTGATGGAGTATTGAGAACGATGTTTTGTTTATTAATCTTACCAAGTTGGCCAGTGGTAAACCGAATAGTTCCAGAAGCAAAGTTTAATGCCATCTTAGAAGTATTAGGATTACCACTAAACACGAAATCATCGATAACCAATTTAGAATGTTCTGTGACCTTTACGTTTGAGTTATCAACAAACGTAATTTCTACTCTACCATTACCAGTCTGTACATTATCCATTTGCTGGATGGGCAAACGCGATTGCGTAGAAAGTTTTTGATCTTTCCTAACAACCGCGCTTGTTCCAGTAAACGCAGAAACAGAACCAATACTATTGGGGGATACAACCGCCGATAGTGTTACATTGGTTGATAATAATAGTACTGTTGCTGGCAGAAGAAGTAATCCCGAGAGTATCCGCATTAGTAGTGCTCCGCTGATTAATTGTAACGTCATTGCTATTGCCTGTTAATGCCATGTTTACATTTTTGCCGGCAAATCCATTTTGCAACATAGTGATAGCATTTGAATCGCCAGTGGCTGTTACAGTATTGGTTACATCATTAGAGTTAATTGTAGAAGCGTATGTATTCAAGTCACCAGTAATAGCAATTGTTTGAGTGGCACCACTAGAGGAAGAGGTGCTGCCCTGTGTTAAACTTACCGTGTTAGTGCTACCAGTAACATCAAGTGTTGTGGCAGAACCAGCGATGCTTGCAGTATCACCCATGTTAAGTGTGACTGCGTTGTTATCACCAGTATTAGTGATAGCTAGATCAACGTTATCAGCATTATTAACAATACCGTTGATGCTATTGCTAGCACCGTCTTGTGTTAGAGTAATGTTTTGATTATTACCTTGTATGTTTACGGGAGTACCTTCTGAGCCAACACTATTCGTGCCGCCCTGCTGTGATACTGTAATATTGCTTCCATCACCAACCTGATCAATATAAATTGAGTTAGTGGCAGCTTGGCCAAAAACCAATGATGGTGTCATCAAACTCATAATCAAGATTACTGCCTTGATTTTACTTTTCATTTTTGTAACTCCAAAGTTTCTTTTCTATCCCTTGTTTAATTAGTTCCACGACAGCAGCCTCTGTAGCTACTTTTACTGCCCTTGTATTTGCTTCGTTCTCAGTTATACCCGTTTCTGCTTCAACTGCTTTAGTTCCTGCATCAACGAAAGTGAATAATGTAAGTGATGTGCCATATGATAATATTGTTTTAGATACCTGTACATTTAAAACTACTTCACCCGTATCAGTAGAGGTCGCTCTTAATGCCACAGACACTTCATCTTTTCTATACGAAATATCACCACCAATACCAAGATATCTAGCACCGACACCTCCGGTGATTATATTTGAATCATAACCTATAATACCACCCTGTAATATTAAACCAGCAAATAACATTGGCTTCAGTTTGTTAGAGTCTTTACCTTGATACTCATCGCGAGTAGATTTTACGATCTGCCTTTCTTTAGCAAGATCATCAATTCTATTTCGTTCAACAACTGTAAACCACTCACCATTGCCAGCATTTTTAACTGCATCAATAAGAAGTGTCACACCACCCTGAGTTACCGCACTAGAAAAACTTGCCATAGTATCTTTATCTTTTCTCTGACCTGTTAGATCAGGAAAATCATAAACTGCAACAACAGCCTTTCTTTCTGGTGGTTTCAAAGATTTCAATTCAGTAAATTCTGTTTTGTATAGTTTAGGTGCATCTTTGGCATAGTCGTAGCCTCCGTTGCTAACACACCCACACAAAATAAAAGAAATAAATATAGTTAATAATATCTTCATTAGAAATTAAACCCGCCAACCGGTATTGTAATATTAGTAACACCACCTGTATCATCTGTAATATTCAATACAATAGAATCTCCAGTGTTCGTGTATTGAATAGTGTTACCTTCAAGTGAAAACGTTCCAGTAGCAGATGGACTAGAAAACAAGTTCTGAGTCAATTGCTGTGCAATCTGAGAATATATTCTCGACTGCAAATTATTCATAAATCTGTTCAAAATAGAATTATTCTCGGCAAGAGACTGGGCTTTCAGGTTCGCAGCAATAGCAGCTTCAATAGTAGCCTTACGAGTATACTCTTGGTTTTGTATCGTTAACCAATGAGAAGATGCACCCACCCCACTGAAGGATGGATTTTTGAACTGATATATGAGTTCCCCGGCGTATGACAAATCAGAATACGTTAATAATGCAGCTATAAATAAAACGAAGCCGAAGCTATATGATTTGTTCATTTTAGCCTCCATTCTTCTATATTTATATAATAGAATGTGGCGATGGAAGAGTGGCCGAGTGGTTGAAGGCACCGCACTTGAAATGCGATGAGGGTGAAAGTCCTCCGTGGGTTCGAATCCCACCTCTTCCTCCACCACATATGAAGTATTATATATAATATATTGGATGTTTGCAAAATAAGAAAGATCACATCAATGAAACTAGATCGTAGATTTCTTCTTCGCGGCATGATAAACGGCACTGCCGCTGCGGTAGCATTGCCGTTTTTAGATTGTTTCTTGGATAGTAAAGGCAAAGCCCTCGCCGCAACAGGCGAAAATCTACCAACTAGATTCGGTACATATTTCTGGGGTTGTGGATTAACTAAGCAACTCTGGGTACCAAAGACTACTGGTAAAAACTATGAGATTACTCCACAGTTAAAACCTTTAGAATCAATTAGAGATAAGATCAACGTCTTTAGCAATTTCAGAATACCATTTGATGATAACCCAAATTATCAGCATTGGTCTGGTGTTGCTGCGGCTGCAACAGGAATCTCACCTACAAAGAATGGTCAGTTTGATAGTAAAACAATTGACCAACAGGTAGCAGATGTTATTAGCCGTGGAGCAAGGTACAAATCTATTGCTGCAAGTGCTGCTGGTAATCCAAAAGAAAGTTATAGCAGCCTTGGTGGATTGAATACTCTTCCAGCAGAATCAAATCCATTAGCATTATATAACAGATTGTTTGGTACTGGATTTCAAGATCCAAGCAGTCCTAACTGGAGACCAGATCCTTCAATCATGATACAGAAAAGTATTCTTTCTGTAGTTGAAGATGATCGTAAACGCGCAATGATGCATCTTGGTGCTAGTGACAAAGCCCGCATGGAGCAATACTTTACAAGTGTTCGTGAACTTGAGATTCAAATGGAAACTCAGTTAAAGCGCCCAGCACTTACTGCTAAAGTTCAAATACCAGAAGCACCAGCACACGATCTTCCTGTAAATAATTCTTTATCAAACATTAAAACTATACTGCCTATGATGGCAAAGTTTGCTGCTATAGCATATGCTACAGATCAAACTCGTGTGTTCAATATTAGCGTAAGCGAACCAGCCTCACAGATTTTCGTACCAGGAGATTCGCTAGGATATCATCAATCAACACACGAAGAACCTATTGATCCTGTTCTTGGTTATCAGATTCGCGTTCATGATTATAATGTTGAAAGCATGAAATTGTTTGCATTATTCTTAAATGAACTTGATAGCGTTAGAGAAGGTGATGGTACACTACTAGACAACAGTTTGACGTTTGCGTTCACGGATCAAAGTTTTGCTAAGATTCATGCTGTAGATGGATTACCAATGTTTACTGCCGGTAATGCTGGTGGTAAATTTAAATCTGGATATCACATCGACGGCAATAACAGTCCAGTCAGTCGTGTCGGTCTAACAATTCAGAAAGCAATAGGAATTGGTATTGATTCTTGGGGCATCAACTCCATGGAAACAAGAAATCCATTCACAGAGCTGCTAGCATAAAAAAATGGCTCCCGGTTAAAGGAGCCACTTTCTTTCTTACAAAGCACTTGTTATTAGAACGAGTGACCAAGCTTAAGTGCAACCTGTGAGAACAACTTTGTTCCAGTGGCTGGATTGATCGCGCGCGAGTAGCGATAATACTCTACACCAATCTTGTATGAAGGAAGAATTTCATACGATAGACCGGCGTTTAGACGAGTTTCCTGATTGTCAAGACCCTTGCTTTCAATACCATTGCGAAAACGATACCCGACATCGCCAGTAATGCCAGCAACTAGAGCACGACTTACATTCACTTCTGCGCCATAAAGATTATAGTCGCCGCCCTTAATGACAGCCTTATTAGCAACAACTGAAGATGTTGCAGCTTCTAGATTACGACCTAATTGAACATTACCACCAACATTGAAACCAAGCACAGTGGGTAGATCAACACCAACACGAGCAACTGCCTTAGAAGCAACAGTACCATTATTTGGCTGCTGCTTTGTTGTTAGTTCTACACCATAGTTTAGATTTGGGAACACCTGAAAGAATGGAGCCTGATAGTCAAGCTTATATTCTAGTGGTGATTTCCCACCGTCAGCACCAGCACGAAGCTCGGCAGTTACCGTGGCGGCAACAGCGGGGGAAGCGATTAGTGCTAGTAGTGCGGTTGTTAGGAATAGTTTCTTCATTAGAAATCTCCGTGTTAATTAATGGAATGATGACTTACCGTTGGTCATCGCGTGCCTATTATGGAGCAACCCTTGCAAATACAGACATTGTCTTATTTTTCTTCCTATAGAATCGTGTCATGATGTTATCGTTATAATAATCATCATGCTCTAGAACACTTCGTAGAATCTGTTCTCTCAATTCATAGTAATTAACATCGCCTCTACCTTCGTGGAGAGACAATATTTCTCGTTTAAAGTTCTCTTTCCCGAATTCCTTTATATCGGCCAAAAGAGTCTTAGAACTACCATAGTATTTATACCAATCCGATTCTTTGCGGATGATTTTTCGTACCTTTTTATGCTTCTGTTTTACTCTATTAGTAGAATAAAAATACTTTCTACCTATATATTTTTTTCCAGTAAGAGTATTTGTAATTATATATACGAACCCAAAGAATGTATTTATATCACTAGTGTTAAAGGGGTTCCCTTCCCATAACCAAACATTCTCTAGACTCACTCCTCGTCGACCTCAAGATCGTAATCTTCTTCCACTGATTCTGTTTCGCTACCGCAGAATGGACACCAACTAGGTTTATCCTGTGAGGCAAAAATTACTTTGTATTCATTGTCACAATGCGCGCATGTACACCATTCATCGTTCATTTATATCTCCATTAAATCGTCGTAGTTTACTACTTCAACATCAGTTTTGTTTAAAAATTCCATACCTTCTTCATGACGGTAGGTATATCTATATATAATCTTTTTTATCTTAGCTTGATAGATCAGCTTGGCGCAATGAATACAAGGAGAATGGGTGATGAATAATACAGCACCCTCTGAAGATTCAGTAGAAGAAGCGAGCTTAGTTAATGCATTGCTTTCAGCGTGAATAACATCATCTTTAGTTTTATCCTCTTCATCTTCACAGCAATTATCCCAACCAGCTGGCATACCATTGTAGCCAATAGAAAGAATACGATTATCCTTGACAATAACGCATCCAACTTTAAGTCGAGTTGCGTGAGATAACTGAGCAGTAAGCTCAGCAACACTCATAAAGTATTTAATGAATTTGCTTTTCATAGATTAGGTACAAAGATTGCATCAGCATGAGACTGATCAACTCGAACATAATTCATATCTTTAAGAAACTGCAATAATTCTTCATCGCCTTTTCCACTAGTGTGCACCTCAGCAGAAATAACAGGTTTATATTTTTCTATTGTATTCTTAGCGCCAACTAAAACATTATATTCATAACGTTCAACATCTAACTGTATTAAATCGCATGCAGGAATATTAAGACAATCTAAAGTGATCATTGGAATAATAGGAATGATATTTTCTTCTGGAACATCAACAACCATATGCATTCCAACATTCCATCTATCAACATATTCCATTCTTATAGGTTTATG